ATATTCCATTATTCGAGCTCGATTGAAGCAGGGCATTTCCTGCTCTTTTTGGTGTTTTTGAGGTGCGGTTTCACGTTGTTATTTCCTTGTATTCTTCCTGTTCTCCCTCTTTAGCGGGTGCCGTAATGCCATGTGAATGCCACAGCCCAAAAAAGAGACCCCAGCGTCGAGGCCCTGCGCTCAGCGTAAGGTTTCGGACGTCGGGGCCTCTTTGTCCAAGAGAGCGTTTCCTGCATTTCATTTTACCGCAGCAAGAAGCGGCTGTCAAGCGGGATGCGATTTACATTGCAATGCTCCATTTTGTGCGGTATACTGAGACAAGGGCAAAAAGCCCATCAAGAACAGGAGGTTCAATCATGAAAAAATTTCTTTCCACGCTTGCTGTGCTTTTGACAGTCTGCTTGCTGCTGTGCTCGTGCGGCAAAAAGACGAAATGCAGCGGTCAGGCCGTTTCCGTTGGCAAGAGCGCGATCGAAGCCGCGGACGACTACCTGGACAACAACCAGTCGGCACACGACGCTCTGGACAGGCTGGACGAGCTCAAAGAGAAGATGGAGTATGTGGACTCTGAGGACGTATCAAAGCCCACCCACAGTGCAGACTACTCCGTTTCCTCCGATCTGGTTCTGCTGTCCCACGAGATCACGTTTGACAGCATCGACCACGATCGGTACGACAAAATTTTGGAGAAGCGGAACGACATAGCAAAAACCATCGGTGAGAAAAAGCGCAAATGAGATCAGACCGGCAGGCTTTCAGCGGCCCGCCGGTTTTTGCTTTCAGCACTCAAATTCCAAGTCAACAGTTGAAAACTATGCGCAAAATGTGGAAAACAAAACAAGGCCCTCCCCGACCGTTACGATCAGGGAGGGCCTTGTTTATTTTTGCTTATTCGCGGTTTACGCTGACTTTTTCGCTGAATTTTTGTAAATCGCGCGAATAACGCGCACCGCGCGTTTTCTAGCAGCAGACCATTTTCGTTGCGCCACGAAAATGGTTATCCACGGATTGCTACCTCACGGGATACTTCTTCATCCGTCATATCGAAGCTCCTTCATGTTTTCGTGGCGTCACGCAGACATTACTTGCTGACGCCCTTGTTGCGGCTGATCTGGGCCTGGATGCGGGTCGTCAGGTAGCCCACGGTATCGCCGCCGCTGATCTCCTTGATGTAGTCCAGAGCGTCTTTGCTCAGGCTCTTAATTGCTACCGAGATCGCACGGCTCAATGCCTGGGCCTGCTCCTCCTCTTTGAACGTGCCGGCCTTTTTCAGATCGTCAACGTAGGACTGGTTCATGGCTGCCACGGCGTCGGCCACCGCGTTTGCGATCTCCTGGACGAGGCGACGGGTCACTTCGCTTTTGGCGTTCTCCTCAGCAGATGCGCCGATCGAGGCCGCAGCCTTCTTCACGCAGGCAGTTGCAATGGGCAGACAGGCCATCAGGACGACCCAAAAGATTTCACGCAGAATGTTGTTCATAAGTCGTTCTCCTCTCAAATCACAGTTTTGCCAGGTACTTATCCGCACCCGACAGTTTTTTCCAGGAAGCAGGGCCGCAGATGCCATCTGCAACAAGCCCGTTCTGCTTCTGGGCAGGCAAAAGAGCCTGCGTGGTGGCAGGCCCGAAGTTTCCATCCTCTTTGATTTTGAGCAGCTTTTGCAGCAGGATGATCGCCGATCTGTTCGCTGCGCCGACGCTCCCCTGCCGGATGGTGGGCAGGATGAAGCTATTGTACGTCGTCGAGGGATAGACACCCGGAGAGGTGCAGAGCCAGGTTGCCTTGCCTGCGCGGGTGTCCGCGTGGCACATAGCAGCCTCGGAATGCCAGTAGATGCCGATGCCGCCGAAGCCCACCGCCTGCGCGATGATGCCCAGCGCGACCGGATTCACGACCCGATCGAGGGTGCGCCAGTCGGCAGCAAACCCATAGAGGTGCTTGCTGTGCGAGCTGCCGTGTACCTTGGCGTTGTGCGTGATGCAGCGATACCCGGACGTGACCTTCAACTTGACGCCCAGCACATCCCGGATGATCTGGAGCTTGTCTACGAGCTCCAGATCGATCATCTGGGCGTCGCACTTCTTGCACTGGCATTCAAATTCATCCCTGGTAAAATTCTTCGTCAGCGCGGTTTTGTCCCCGCGCTTATAGGTTACGATGCTCATTGAAAACAGCTCCTTAATTCATTCCTCCATGTTGTCCTGTTCGGACTTCTGTTTCAGGATTTCGATAGCCCCGGTCAGTGCCTTGGGGATCGGTACCCCCATCAGGCCAGCATTTTCGATGATGGACAGCGTCTCATTTGCGATGAATGCGATCACGGTAGCATCTCGGATAAAATTAGACCCCATCACCGTGTCGAGGTGGCAGGCCACCAGCACGATCAGCAGGGTTACACCTTTGCGACACAACCCTTTCCACCCGGCGCGGGATTCCAGTGCACCGTCTTTGCTCTTCGGGCTGGCGTGGAAAACCCCGGCAACCACAAGCCCCGTGATGTAATCGACTGCCATGAACAGGATCAGCGTCGAAAGTGCCGCATCCCATCCGCCGAATTGACTTGCAATCAGACTGCCGATTACTCCAACCATGGTGCAAACTCCATTCTTCACTACATCACCCATCTGCTTTTTACCTCCCGCACATGGAAGTTCTTACTCAGAGCCTTGCTCCCATCCTTCGCATAGGAATAGGCTTTAATCGCCATCTTCAACATCTCCTTCCGGGCGCAGGTCTGCCCCGCACCCTCTCATGCAGCAATCCACCATCAACACGCCGAACTCGGCTCGTTCTGTGGCGGTGTCTGCTCCCATCGTTTCCAGCCTGTCCAGCAGGCTTTCGCAGAGGGTAGGCCAACTTTTATGCTGCATACGGTTCACCCACGATTTCCGCATACTCGTCGTCGGTGATCCAGCCTTTTTTGACGGACTTTGCCACGGTAGCCTTGCTCCAAATGCGGTGATCGTAGTAGCTTTTGACATCGGGGAACTTCTTGCTATGTTCAGTCATATCCATATCACATATCCTCCAGGTCAATATCGCTGTTCATGGCGATGTAATCAAGCTGTGCCCGTACCCGCATTTTGAACAGTTCATCTTCGGACAGTTCCCGCAGGATGAACCACCACTTGCCGTCCGGGTTATCGTGTGTAATCTGCACAAGCTCTGCATCATGCAGGACAGCCGGGTATGCGCACCCAGTCATATCTCCATCACTGGCGGAGATATGCACTTCCGACAAGTTGCCGTCGAACATATCTGCCGTGATCTCGGTCTCTGACTGAAAGTTGTTGCCGCCCAGCGTCAGGTTTTCGATCAATGTGCCATCAGCCAGCGCAACCGTCCATGTCCGTTCTTTTTCCATGTTGGCTCCTTCCCGAACAAGTCCTTATACAAGTTCGTCATATTGCGGATTTGCTGCCTGCTCATGTACTTGTAGTTGGCGCAAATCCATGATTTGTAAGAATTTTCGATTTCCTCATAGGTCATTATCCCGGCTTCCATTTTCCGCTTATAGGCTTTGAGCTTCCGCCGTTCTCTCGTGATAGCTTTTGGGCTGATCTTTCGGATGATCCGCCCATCTTCCTGCAAAGAATAAAGCACTTGCAAATGGCGATACTGGCCGGACAACTTGCAAACACGGGTTTTCTTTTCGTTGATGATGATACCCAGTTTTGCCGCCCACTGTCTTACCCCGGCCATTACCTCTTGCAAATGCTCTTTGCTTTTGTCGATGATGTAAAAATCGTCCGAATATCTTCCATAGCCTTTCACCGCACACACGATCTTGACGTAGTTATCAATGGGCACTGGGAGAAATATTCCTGTGTTTTGTGAAACTTGGTTTCCTATGTCCGCACCCTTTCTCAGCATTTTCTCGCCAGTCAGGGCGGATGCCGGAATGCCAACATTGAGCGTTGAACGCACCTTTTCATGGTACATTTTCTCGATTTCCTCATCTGAGAAACGAGAAGCGTCCAATTCAAAAGTGCGGAATGCCAGCCGCAGCTTGTCCATAACATCCGCCAGTTCTTCCGGGTCTTTGATTTCCCGTGCAAGGTACTGGCCGAACTGCGCCAATGCGATTTCATGTACAATGTTGTCATAGTAGCCGGAGAAGTCCGAGAAGCCGATGCAACCTTCATTGGTGCCCTCCCGCTCATAGTATTTTCGCAGCTGGATTTCAAAGCGGTGCCGATGAAAGGCAACGCCTTTTCCGACCTGCGAGGATGAATTGTCGTACTGTAAATATTTTTGAAGCAGCGGCGTGAGGTATTCGTCGCAGGTAATGTGGTTCACCGCCTTGTCTGCGGTTGCAGCACTCGTGATATACCGTGCATGTCCTCTTTCCTTGATGCCAAATTTCAAGCCGGGTTCCGGCTTATATGTGCCGTCTTCCATAGCTTTCTGAATATGCGCAGTTTCGAGCAGATGATTTATCTCGTACAACTGCGTTTTATATTTGAACATCGACGCTTTCATTGCTTTGGTTCCTGCTTCATGGATATAATTTGCATCTGTGTATTTACTCATATTTCCCTGAAATAAACTGTACAATAGCTCCATCGGTCGTAACCGGGAACGTCACAGTTAGTATTTATCGCAGATTTCCTACGAAAGGATGACCTTTCCTTTCACAGAGCCGCACCGGGTCTTGCCCTTTGTGTGGTTGTGAAATCCAAAAGCCCGGCGACGGGGCGGACACCAGCCTCATTCGAGGCGTTGTTGTAGTTGCAATTCCCGTTGTTGTTCGCGTTGGCGAAATAGGCTGCCGAGACAACGTACAAAAGTCACCCTATTGTGTTATTATTTTCCTTCCATCTGTTTGAAACGCTTTGCATCTGATTTCCGCAGAGCTTTAATTTTGTTCACCAATTCCTCAATTTTCAGAGCCAGCTTTGTGAATTTGTTAAAATCTGCGGGCAATGTTTCCGCAACATATTGCAGCTCATCCATCAGCATCCAGCAGGCGGCAATGGCCTTGTCGAGTTCCAGCCGTCGCGCGTCCAATTCCAGCTGGCAGCTCGGCCAGATGGAGTTTGCCGCACGGAGGTGGAGCGGAATGTCGCGGGAAAGATCGTGCATCCGCTTCCGCTCCTGCTCGATCAGCCAAAGGTTGAAGTCTTGCTCCTGCTCCCGGATTTGTGCGACTGCCTTTTCTCGCTCCGGGCCTGCAGGGATGTACTTCGTCATGGCTTCGAGGTGTTTTTCAAACTTTGTCCTGCTATACCCAAAGGTGCGGGCAAGTTCCGTCGTAACCTCTTTGCTGATCTCAAGCGCAAGGTGGTGCGCTTCCAGTCTGGAAGGTGTTCGTTTGTGTACTGGTACAGACGTTTTCTTTCACTTCCTGTTCTGCTCTCAATCCCACGGTACAAGCCCGTGGGATGTTCGATCAGCCGATCAGCCCGGCGACGGGGCGGACACCAGCCCCATTCGAGGCGCCGTTGTAGTTGCAATTCCCGTCGTCGCCCGCGTCGGCGAAATAGGCCGCCGAGACAACGTCTCGCAGCCAGCACCAATAACTACGGGTGAAGCTCAACCACGGTGCCAGCCGGAACAACGGCAGTTGGGATTTGGAGATCGTGTAGTTGTTCGGAATGTTGGTGCCGTCAGAGGCAGGAGCAAAGATATGGCTGCCGTACATCATGTTCTCGTTGGGGAGTTCCACGGTGCTGTCATACCAGGTGCCGCCGGACGGTCTGCCGTTGGACACGGCGTTTGTCAGATGCTCACGGTGGTTCAGGATGTGGGCAGAGCCAAAGGCAGCATTGAAGGTTGCCTTTGCCTGCGTCAGGCCGTTTTTATACATATCGCTGCCCACATAGCCGCCCTCAGTTGTGTTGCTGGCGTTCATGTGGTAGGTGTACAGATGGTTGCGGGGGATGATGACAACATGGTGTGTGGTGCAGGCAGTATCGCCGCACTGATACCAGTAGTCGAAACCGGCCACAATGTAGTCCACGCCGTCGATCTGCCAGTAATCGCCGAGGTAAATATCCTCGAACGTACCAGCTTTGATAGCAGCGGCCTGCTCTGCGGTCAGGCTTCTGCCCAAGTTTTTCCCCCGGTAGATCATATTGTGGGTGCCAGCATTATCCAGGATGCTGATGGCCTTGCCACCGCCGGGCATAACCAGCGGACCCGTCAGCGTACCGCCGGACAGAGGCACATAGGTTTTCTTTGCTTCATCTTGCAAAGCCTTTTTGGTATCGTCGATTTTGGTGTTGATCTGTTTAACCTGATCGTTCACCATCTTCACGGACGCAACCGCGCTCGGGTCAACGGTCACTTTGATGTTGGCGATATTGGAAATTGCCATGACACCGAACAGTTCAATTACGAAGTCGCTGTTCTCCGTGTGGGACGGGATTTCCACGCCGCGGTCGTCCTGCATAATAATCAGCAGGGTTTCTTCGTCATTGTCATCGGCCAGCTTTGCATAGATACCAACCTGATGCAGGATGTACCCGGTTTCCACGCTCTCATTGGTGATCTGGATTTTGATACGCTTGCCAGCATCGTTGCCGCTGCTGTCGGTTGCATCCTCGATGCCAAGGATTTTAAGGGTCTGCTTCTGTTCCTTCACGTCGGTCAGTGCTGCCAGCGATTCCGCTGCCGTGGTGCCGGAGCCGCCCACGGCTTTGGTGATCGTCATGGTTGCGCCGGACAGAACTTCGCTCATCATTTTCGTGCCGACGTTGGTATACAGACTGTTGTTCCAACTCATGTGTTCATACCTCCGATTTTGATTTCAATTTGTTGCCGTACCGCTGCCACGCCTACCGGGGCCGGGGCTGTTGCCGTGTGGTCTACCGGGCGAATATCGCCCTTGATGTGGGCTGCCATCTGCATACGGTACGCAGCACAGCCCGCCAGGGCGTATGTGGTGGCCTTGTGGTCTTTTGGCCGCAGGGTGCCGGTAATCCGGGCGGCTTCCTGCTGCCGGACGCCCCACAGTCCAGCTTTCGCATAGGTGGTGGAAAGCAGCTCGCGGGGGCGCAACGTCCCGGTGATCCGGGCAGATACTCGCTGCGCCGTGCCGTGGTAGCCGGTGCCGATGTAGGAGTGAGCGGCCGACGACGTATAATGCAGAAAAAGCCTGTACATGATGTGTGCAGGTATCTTTTTTGATAGCATATTCAGAACGTCGTTGATAAGGACAGTAGCTCCTTGCCCGCAGGTCAGGTCGATGTGCAGCATATTGTTTCCGGCTTCGTCGAACGGTTCAAGCCGGACGTCCGCCGTAGCGTCGGAGTAGGCCGCTATCATCTCCTTGATGGTGGTCGAGGAGATGCGGCCAAAACCTGCAAAGTAAGGCTTGATGATCTTCTTGCGTTCATCGAGCGTTTTTGTGCCATCATTGTGGATTTCAAGAAATTCCTCAAGGTCAGAAACGGCAGCTTCATCCATGTGTTCGATAAAGTTGTTCAGGTAGTTTTGCTCAATCTGAGCTTTCGCGTCGTCCAGCAGCTTCCCTTGCGCGTTGAGGATTGCGACCATTTCTAAAACGTCGCGGTAGTAGCGCGGGTAGTAGGAGATCAGCTCTTCATAGCTACTGCCGAATTGGTTTCCGTAGAATCTCAAGAAACAGTCACCTCCCCCAGAACAGGGATAGCGTTATCGCCGGGGGCGATGTTGCTTGTGCCGCCGTTGATGGTAAGGTCGGAGTAATCCAGTATAGCGTCCTGCTCAATGATGATTGCGCCAATGCGGGCGGCGCGGATGATAACATCTTCGGCGGCTGCGACGTTCAGCGCGAGATCTTCAAGGTATGCTTCCAAGGCGGCCTTGACCTGATTCTTTGCGATGTCCTTTGTATAGCCGCTGGCAAGATCGGCGGAAAGGGAAACGTCGATGCTCATTTCGCGGGCAGAAACCGCCGTGAAGTGTGCGCCAAGGTTTGCGACACCGTCACCTGTACCGTCACCCACGGTGTAGGTATAGCCATCCACGTTGGCGGTATAGCCGCGCGTGGCCGGGTCAATGTAGTCCTGCACTTCTTTGACCTTTTCGCTGGAACAGGCCCGGCCGGACGAATCAATCAGCACAGCCTTGACCGTGTTCGGGCCGTTCCAAAGAGGGTAGATTCTGGCGTGTCCGATGCCGTCGATGGACTCGCACCACGATTTGTAGTGCTGCTTGTTTCCGTTTTCGGCTGGGCCTGCAATTTTTTCTTGCACGCGGGTGCGCAGGCTGTCGTCGTCCTCTTCCTCTGTGCCACTTTCGATCAGCTCGCCAAAGGTCGCAGCTGTCATGCCCGCGATTTCGTTTACAGGGATGGCAGCCGTTCCACTGCTGATAAGCGGTGTAGCCCCGGCTGCTTCGGCTTGCAGGTAATAGTAGCCGTCGTCGCTGTACGCGAGGACGAAATAGGAGCCATCATTGTAAAATCGTTCGCCGACGGACGGCTTTTCGCCCTCATAGGAGAAATGATACTTTGCAGGGGCCGCAGGATGGCGGACAATACCGTACTCTGCTGCCTTTACGGTCAGCTCCTCGCCAACTGCGCGGACGATAGTCACAAGCCTGCCCTGCGTTTCGATATCCGTGTAAAGCCGCGCGATGGTGAGGCAGATGCCAGCAATAGAATCGTAGTAGATGCCGCCCTGCCGGGTGTCAATGCCCGGCGGCGCGTTGTTTAAGACTTCTTTCAGGATGTCTTCATAGGATTTGCTCATTAGATCACCTCCTCGATTTTGGCTTCGCCGTAAATGGTGTCGGCGGTAAACTCAATGTTTGCGTGGTCTTTTTCAAACTCAATCGAAAAGTCGTGGCATTCGAGAATGCGGGTGTCCGGGGCCAGCGCGTCTTTGACAAATCCCTCGATGACGGATTCGGCATACTCGCGGCTGGCGTCCTTTGCAATGACCGCGTCCTCGATCTCGCTCCCATATTGGGTATCATAGATCAGGCACTTAAAACGCGGGGTAATGATGGCTTTTCGGATGGCCTGCTGCACAGCTTCAATGTTGTCCACAAAGCCGATGATTCTCCCCGCGTCAAGGTCAAGGCGGTACGTTTTGGACGGCTTTTCTTGTGCGTCCTGAACACCCGCTATGTTGATAGGGATATAAACGGCCATTTTAGATGTCCTTTCCTGCTACCTGCCCCGCGACGCGGTCGAGGACGTAGTAGACCTTGCCATTGCAGAGCGAAAGCAGGTAGACTTTATCGTCCTTTTGCAGGTGGTTATAGACTTTCAGGGTCATTTTGTAGGCATTTAGCTTTTCGATGTAGTGCTTGTGCTTAACTTCGGATGTGTTTCCGCCGCGAGAATCGACGTGCAGATGGCCGCCGTCAACTTTCGTGTAGGTTTCATCCCGCAGTTCGCCCTTGTCCCCCATCGTATAGTCCGCGTGAGTAGTATAGTCAGTAAGGTGCCAAGGTACGATAAGCTGATTGCCGGAGATAATGAGCTTGCTGTCGTTTTCGGCGGTGATCTCCAAGGGGTCTGCCTTTGTAACGGTGCCCTGCAGGATGGCAGAGCCAACTGGTATCATGCTCTGAAACATCTGCTTCAAACTGGTTTCAGTCATTGGCTTTGTCCTCCTGTTCTTTGATTTCTGCCGCCGTGGTGAGGGTCACGCTCATGGTGTGCAAATTGTCCTCAAAGTAGTGGTCGTCGTCGTCCACATAGTAGGCGCGGTTGATGTTCAGATGCGGAATGCGTACCAAAATGGCCTTGCCAGATATGACGTCGGCGTCGCCCAAGGTGTTGAGGCCGAGCGTTTCTTCGGGCTTATCCAGCGTTTCAAGGACACTTCCCACAAGATCAGTGACCTGCGCTTTCGTAAGCGATTCGTCCGGCTGCTGGATTTCCTGAAAAATGCCGATCTTTTTTTCAAGATCGGCGTTGGTCTTTTCGGCGATGGTCGTTCCCTCTTTCGAGATCATCTTGACGCGGGTCTTAATGTTCTCGATGCTCTTTGTGTAAGAGTAGTCATATAAATTGGCTTCTCCATCGACGACAAAGGAAATGACCTGATCTTTGCGCTGCAAAAGGGAGAGCTTGCCGCCGTCGCTGCTGACATAGTGCCGGATGCCGGTCGCCTTATAGTCAAGGCTCAAGGCGTCCAGCACGGCGTCCTGCCCGGTGGTTTTGCTCTTTGTCAGCTCCGGGATTTTGTAGCTACACTTTGCCACGTCCCCGGTCGGGATGCCGAAGCGAGAGCAGACGTCGGCAAAGACTTCATCAGCGGTTTTCCCTTTATAGACGAAGGTATCCTTATTGTTGGCAAGGTAGATGCCGTTGTCGTAGGCTGTGTACTTGAGCTGCTTTTTGCTGCCCTGGCCTTGATTCAGCAAGATGCCGCGGAAGCGTTCCTGTCCGTCCACATAGAAAACACACTGATCGCCATCTTCTACGTCGATACCGCTGCGGATATGCTTGTAGCCGTTGTCGTCGATCATGGTCACAGTTAGAGTGCGGGCAGAGCTTCCCTTACGGCCTTTCCAGTGAACGGACTTCACAAGGGCGGTCATGTCCGTTGTGGCGTCGCCCTGAATCAAAAGCAGCTGTATTTTTGCCATGTGCATTCCTCCTTTACGGGATTTTGAGCACCTGACCCGGCTTAATCAGATTCGGATTGCTGCCAATCAGAGATTTGTTTGCGGTGTAGATGCTGTTGTACTTGGAGCCGTCGCCATAAACGGATTTGGCGATGTTGTACAGGCAGTCCCCTTTTTTGACCGTGTAGGTCTTTGGGCTGGACGTGCTGTCAACGCGGGCCGTGGTGTTCTGCACAGTGGCAATGAGGGAAGAATCAATCAAAACTGCTTTCAAGGAGACTTCCCGGTACTCCTTGAGGGTGATGTCGTAGGAGAATGTGCCCACGTCGCCGCCGCTTTCAGAGTAGTTGAAGCTCTCAATGGTGCAGTACAGGTTGATATAGTTCCCGGTGCTGATAAAGTGAATTGGCACTTTGCTCTTCTTCCATCGCTCAATCATGCGGATGTAGAGGATGGGCGGAACGGTGATAAGGGATTTGATACCGGGGAAATAGTGGGCCGGGAAAAAGCTGGAAAAGCTGAATTGCAGGGCCGGGCGGCTTTGCATGATCGTGATTTCTCCAAGCTCGGTCAGGTCGATGCTCTGGTTATTGGAACCGTTTTTGACGCTGAACTTTTCAGGCAGAACGGGCAGCCTGATTTTTTCCCGCTCCGCGTTCCATGTAAACCAGATTTGGTATTTAATACTCATACGACAGCTGGCCCTCCTCAAAAATCTCCTGCTTCAAGATGCCCATCAGAACAGGCTTGACGTTGTCCGTGATAAGCTCCAGAACATCGTTTGCATTCATGCCGCTGCCAGAGCCGCCAGAAACCTCAACAGAGCCTTTTCCGACAAGCTCAAGGATGATTTTCTTGACAGTCTCGCCGGGCGTGTTCTGGGCGTTCTGCGTGCCCGGTGCTGTTGTATCGGATGCGGGCGGCACGTTGAGCGGCGCAGAATCCAAAACGCTGTTGTAGGCAGCCGCCGGGCGGGCGACTCCGCTTTCGACGCTGGTATAGGCCGCGTCGATTGCGGACAGGTCAGAGTTTTTGCCAGACACAATGTCATAGGCTTTGGAGAGAATGCCGGAAAGCATAGACTCCGGGGACGATTTGTCTGGGATGTCCAAGCTCACGCCGGAAATGGCCTGCAAGATGCGGTCGGTTTCCTCGGCCGGGAAGACGGTGCTCCCCTGCTTGCCAACGATCAGCTCAGGGCCATTCTCACCGGCCACGAACACGTTCTCAGCGTCCGTCGTGCCTCCTGCATGGCCGGGAACGGTCGTTGTGGTAGACGTGGGAACAGATGGCACAGAGCTGTTCTGCAAGGCCAGAGCCACAGATGCGGCCACGTCCTTTGCGGCGGCTACGGCGTCCTTCTTGCCGTCTTTGAGCTTCTGGACATACTCGGCAATGGTGTCCTTTGCGGCCTTCCCTGCCTCGTCGGAGAGGTCGAGAGAGCCCACAGTGCCTTCCATTTTCTTCTGGAAGTCATCGAGCTGGTTCTCGTAGTTAGTTACCCAGTCGGCGGTTGCCTGAGCCGCCGCATCCTGCTTGGCGGTGACGTCGGCCAGGGTGTCGGCCAGCTTTGCCACAGCGTCCTTGTTGCCGCTGTTGATCGACTTAACCATGCTTGCGGCAAGACCGGCGGCCTGTTCGCTGCCGTCCTGGACGTAGGACATCAGAGCCTTGTAGTTCTCCTCGGTGATGCCCAGATCGTCCGCGGAGGTGGCTTTCAGTGTTTCAATGTTGGCGGTGTAGGTGTTCCAGTAGTTGAGCTGCGAGTCGAGAGCTGCCTGCGCGTTGGAAACGCTCGCGTTCATGTAGTCGCTCGACTTCGTGGACGCCTGATCGAAGAGATCAAACTGGCCCTCGAAGCTATCCTTTGCCGCCTGATATGCGTCGTCGTATGCCTGACAGAGCTTTTCCACATCAGAACGCACATCGCTGTACGCCTGGGAAATGGCCTCGCCATAGGTAACGCCTTCCTCTGCGGCGGTCTTCGCAGCATCGGCAGCGGCGGTGTAGCCGTCCTCGATCTCCTCGATCTTCTTGCCGGTTTCGTCGTAGGCGTCCTGCAACTTGGCCTGTTTGTCCAGAAGCTCTTGCAAAGCATCAGCAGCAGCGTCGGCGTTGGCCGCCTGCTCCGACCACTGTGCAGAGATCGTAGACATCCCGGTCGGGTCTTGTGCGTAGAGATCGGCGATGTAGTCCTGGTAGACCTTCTGCGCATCGTTGGCCCTCTGCTGGGCGGCTGTGACTTCATCCTGAACCTTTGCAAGCTCCTCCTGCTCCTGAGCCTGCTGCTTAATGAGATCGACGTACTCCTGGTACTTCTCGTTGTAGGCTTCCTGCTTCGCCTGTTCCTGAGCCATCTGCTTGATGTAGGCGAGGCTCTTGTCCTGGTTTTCGGCCAGGTCTTCGTAGGTCATGTTCAGGCCGTCGATGTTGCCGTTCAGCTCGTCGAGAATGGCCTGCATTTCCTGCTGTTTTCCTGCCGCCTCCCCGGTAGAGCTTGCCAGCTCAGACAGGCGGGCGATCAGCGCGAGGTTTTCCAGCTCGTTCTTATGCACAGACTCCGTGTTGTTGTCCAGCTCGTCCATCAGGGAGCTGTGCTTGTCGATCAGGTTGTCGCACTCAGAAATGAGATCACCGACAGACTGCCCGTTGCTGTTCAGAGACTCAGACAGGGCGTCGATGCGGTACTTCAACGAGGACGCCTGATCGGACGTGTCGCCGTAGGTATCGCAGGCGATCTGGTACTGTTCCTCCAGCGATTCCAGCTCTTTCTGCTGCTCAGCAGTTACGGCGGTCATGGACTGCGTTTCCTTGTAGGTGTCCTCGTACTTGTTGCCCAGCATGGTGACGGCAGCAGTTACCGCCGTGACGCCAGCTGCCACGCCGAGCAGCACCGGCAGATACGGAACCAGCGGAGCGAAGAACCCGGCTTGAATCACCTTTGCAGCAGACATCGCCGCGGACAGACCGGCCACGCCAACGGCCACCGTGCCCAGGCCGGTGCCGATCGCGGTCAGGGCCTTCACGACGTTCGGGTGCTCAGTGAGGAAGTCCCCAACCTGTCCCCAGAGGTCGGCCAGCTCAGCCGACGTATCATGGATAGCAGGCTCCAGAACTTGAGTGAAGGCAACATTCATTTTGTTGTTGGACTTCTCCCACTTCTCGCTCAGGCTCTCGCCAGCCTCAGCGGTTTTCTCCAGCGTGCCCACGGCAGCGTCCAGAGATCCCGTCAGGGTGTCGGTCGTGATTGCGCCGTCGCGGATAGCCCGCGCAAAGTCAACGCCCACTTTGCTGCCGAAAATCTCAACGGCCTCCGTGGTCGCCTCGGAGCTGTCCTTCATGTTGGCGATCTCGGTTATTGTGTTCTGCAAAGCCGTCTGTGCATCCAGGCCATCAGAAGCAAACTTCTTGACAGCAGTGCGCATGGCGGTGATTGTAGAGGTTCCCTCGACGCCGTAGAGCTCCATCTGAGCCAGCAGGCCGATCGCGTTCTCCAGCGACAGGCCCAGCTCCTGCAAGGACGATGCGCCCGTAATCAGGGTATTGCTCAGAGTGGTAACGGACAAGCCGGAAATTTGTCCGGCATAGGCCAGATCGTCGAGAACATTCGGCAGCTTGGATGCGTCCACGTTCCATTTGTTCATCACCTTGGTAACAAGCTGAACGGAACCAACGACATCCTGGCCGGTAATGTCCGCGAAGTCTAGGAACTGGCCCGTAACCTCAGAAAGCGTATCGCCGGTGTAGCCCAGGCGGGTGTTGATCTCGCCGACGGCACCGGCCACGCTATCAAGGGCGTCATCGTTGCCAGAGTAGGCTTTCAGCATACTCGCGCCCAGGCTGTCCAACGCCTCGCCCGTCGCACCGGTGGCGTTGACGACGATCTTCTCGGCGTTGCTGTAACTGTCGGTCAGCTCGTAAACAGAGGATGTGATCTCCTTGATTGTGGCCGTGATGCCCGCCGTAGTGAGGGCCTGAGCGATCGTTTCGACAGCATCAGCACCAGTCTTTCCGGCGTCTTCGGCCTCGTCGCTGGCCTTTTGGGTAGCCTTAGACAGCGTGTCGGTTGCGTCGCTGGCCTTACCGTTGGCTTCCGCCAGGGTCTCCGCTGCATGGCCCGCCTGTTCAGCGGCAGCCTCCAGCTTGTTGAGGTCTTCCGTGCCGGACGACAAAACGGCCTGGTAGTTCTGCATCGCGGCGTCGGCGTCGCTCTGAGCTTTTGCAAGCTCTTTGAGCGCGTCCGCTGCTGCGGTGCTGGCCTCCTCCAGTTCCTTTTTGGTTTCTGCCGAAACCTTTTCGTTCTGCATGAGGTCTTCGAGCTGATCGCCGGTCTTCTTGACGGCTGCGGTCAGATCGTCATGAATCCCGGCTGCGGCCTCCACGGACTTAGACAGCTCGTCGGAGGACTTCTCGCAGAGAGCCATCATGTCGTTTAGGTCGTCCAGGGCTGCGGTGGATTTCAGGCCCATGTCCACCAGCTCTTTGGTGGAATAGGACGCCTCCAGCATTGCCTTGTCATAGCCACCGACGGCGTTTGTCCAGTAGTCGGCCTTTTCCGCGGCCTCGTCCGCTGCCGCACCGTACCGATCGAGGGACTCCGCGAGCTCGTCTGCCGCAGAGCCCGCGCTGCTGACCGCCCCTTCGATGCTGCCGATCGAGGAGGCAACGCCATCAGCGGCAGCAGCTACATTGGAAGCCGAGGACGAAATGCCGTCCAGGGCCGCGCTCGCTGCATCACCGGCAGACTCCCACTTGCTCAGCATGGACTCGCCGTTGTTGGCGATGTCAGCCATCTTCTGACTCATCTGGTCGATGAGCTGAAATCTTGCGGTCAAGTTTGCCATTTAGTCCTCACCTCCTCATATTTCTTTGAGCCTCTGCTACGATCTTCGCCTGCTTGCGTTCATCATCAACAACAAGCTCAGAAGCGATGTAGAAGAGCTTCATCTTCCGCGGCATGGCGTCGTACTCTTCCGGGTGCAGCCCGTGTCGCTGCCATAGGGTGTGCGCCCAGTAGCCGTCCGAGCCCGCCGCGCAGATCAGTTTTTTGCGGCTTTCAGATCGTCTTCATCCGGGGCGTCGATCATGCCGAGAATCTGCATGACGTTCCGAGCGACGTAATCATAATCGCCCGGTTTGCTGAACACCAGCAGCGGCATATCGGTGATGTCCACGCAGTTGTAAAACTTCATCAGCTCCGGGTCGTCCAGCTTCGGGTACTGGAGGGACTTCACGACGATATGGCGCAGGGCGCGGGCATTGTCGCGCTCGGTCTTCCAGACGACCTCGCCGCCGTTCACGAGGGGGTTGCCCTTCTTGTCGGTGGCGACGCTGCGGCGACGGTAGTTTTCGTTGATCTGGGTGATCTCCTGCTGAGTCAGGATTTTGGCCTCGAAGTTGAGAGGGTTGCCGTCGTCGTCCTTGAAGGACTCCGGGCCGGTAAAGGTGATGATCTCCTGCTGAACAGGACGCATAAAGTATTTCAGGCTCTTGTTTTCAGTTGCCATAGTAAAATCCTCCATAAAAAGAAAAGCCCGCTCTTTTCCACAGATGCGGTCAAAAGAGCGGGCTTTGATGGTTTATTCAGAATCTCAGTGATGAAAACAGCCCCTTTTCACCACTGTTGCGGCCTTACAGGAAGTCGCGTGCGTTAAAAGTCAGGTTGTCGGTAACGACGTCGCCGCCGCTGTCCAGAGCGGTGAGGGGCATTGCGCCGGTCGGCACACAACCGACGAAGGTGCAAACATCGTTCTGGTACTTGTCGAAAAAGTCGGAGTCCGGGTCATTCATGATGCCCTGGATAGTCAGCTCCGGGGTCTTGTGGGTGGCCTGGTACTTCTTAATCATGTCCTTAATCCAGGGCGTAGAGCGGTGCTCAGACAGGGACACGGTGATGTTGTAGCCCAGCCAGCGGGTGCTGTTGGAATAATCACCGAGCTGCTTGCCGCTCCAGGTGTCCGGGGTGAAGGTGCCGGTCGCAGAAACGGAGTCCGCGACCTCGATGCCGTCAATGATGATCTTGCCCATGCGGATATTGATCGGGCGAGTATTGAAGTCCATATTTTAGCTCCTTTCTCCCATCAGCGGGTGTGGGTGGTGAAGAACAGCTTCTCCGAGCTGTCAATGGGTTTCAGGTTGGCGTTGAAATAGGTCTTGTCACCGTAGGATGCGTCACGATCAACGAGGAAGTCGTTGTCGTAATCCACATCGGAGATCGCGCCAGCATCGGAGAACTGTTTCAGGATGGACTTACCAACGCCCTCCATCGTGTCCCAACCGTCGCTGTAATTCCCGTACTTGTTGGGCGGGAAGTTCAGCTGCACGGCCTCCTCGAAGGTGTCAAACACGCGGATAACGCGGTTCTTGCGGTAGGTTTCATCCTTGGGCTGCTTGAAGGTCGTAAGGGAGTTGATGTCGTACTCAACAACGACCTTGTTCTCCTCAGAAATGGAGAAGACGAAGTGGCCCTTATTGATCGCGTCCACATACTCCTCGTGCGTCAGAGCGTCCACCAGATCGGTTGCACCGTCAACCGCATTGTAAGTCAGGGACTCCACATAAGATGCGCCAGCGGTCGCGCCAGCCACCCATGCGGTCGCCTCGGCTGCGGAAAGTTTGTCGTCGTCGATTGCATAGCCGTTCTTAACGGAAATGATGCCCTCGTAGTCTGCCGCGAAGTCCGGGACGACAGCCTGCACGCCGCGACCCATGCTCTCACGCAGATACTTGATCTTGGTCTTGATCGCCGCCTGCAAGCTGCTGTCGGTGACGGGCATTGCCACCGTGTTGAACTTGACCTTCTCCCAGGTGTCCATAAAGCTGGTGATGTCGGCGTTCTGGGGCGTAGCATCGGTGCCGCCGGTGAGGTTCATCGCAGCAACGGCGGCCAGTGCGCCGTTGCCGGTGAAGGTGACGTACTCGCAGTTCTGCGCGATCAGATCGTCAACGGTGGACAGTCCCTCGTAGTGGGCCACGGTGTTGCCCGCCAGACTCACGGTGACGTCGAAGCCGTTCACCGGGTTTGCGGCGACGGTGACGGTCAGAGCATTGCCGCGGGTGCCGCCATACTTTGCCGTAGCGGTCAGAGTCGGGGCGGATGCGTTCTTCGCGGTAGCCTTGGTGCCCTCCTGGGGGATGTAGACCAGAACCTTGCTGGCATTTTTGAACGCCTCACGAATGAGGAGCATCTGCCGGTTGGGGTCGCTGTCGTAGACGCTGTAACCCAGCTTGGCGTATGCGGCATCCGGGCCCGCGTTCGTCAGCTCGATGTAGGAACCGGCGGGGCCGTAGGAGGGCTTCAGCAGCGGGATGATCGTAGTGCCGCGCTCGCTGGTACCCACGGTATCGCTGCGGGTGCTCTCGAAGTTCAGGTAGGTGCCAGGGCGCACCTTGCCTGCCAGCTTATCAAACTTGCCACCAGCCATCTTACTTGACCTCCTTCACACGCCACGCATCAATGCGGGTCTGAATTTCTTCCTTGGTGTACTCGCCATCCGGGAGATCGGCAGTCGCACCGGCGAAGGTAACGAGAGAAACGCCGAAAACCGCACGGCAGTTGTTACGCAGGGACTCCAGCGGATATTTCACCGCGGCCTGCTCAACGGTTGCTTTAGTAGCCATATAATACCTCCAGTATTACTTTGAGCCTTTCGGCTCCTGCCCTGCAAAATCAGGGTGGGGATAGCTCACAGTGCAGAGCTTCACGGCTGCACTGTACGCCGTTTCGATGCGGCGGGTAATGTAGATGTCCGGCTCGTGCCAGCCCTCGATCTCATAGGTCTGCATCATCGTGACAGGCTCGATCAAGAACGGTTTCCGGGCTGTCCATCCGATCTCCAGCTGCACCGCACTTTCATCCACGGACCGCAGGGTGGGGTCGCGGATGTGAATGTACTTCCCTGTCGGCTTGCCGTTTTCGTCGATCAGAGGGATTCTGTTTCGACGCTCCAGAATGGCGTTCATCGCTGCAAAGCCCAGCTCGTAGGCTTCCTCTTTCGTCTTGTGGAAGAACTTGACGAACAGAGAGAAGTCCAGGGCGTAGGTGCCGAGCGTGTCGCCGCTGCTGCCGATCTCAGGCCGCGGGAAGTACACCGCCGGAACGCGAAATTGCTCCGGCACATTCTTGTAGTACGGAGCAGGGTTCCCACTGTGAATTGTCAGAAAGCTCATGATGCTCGCTAAATCCTGTTCAAGCATGGAACTCCTCCTTTTTGTGTGTTTCGTTCTGCCAAACGGCCTCCAAACCCAGTTGTTTACAAAATGAAATCAACTTTGCGGGCGGAAAAGTTCAACTCATTCAAAATAGCTGTCTATCCAGTCCTGGAGCTTCGCATCCAGCAGATCAGGCAGCATCTTGTCCAGGATGCGCAGCGCGCTCTCCCAGTAGTGCTTGCCCTCTACCCAGTGCTGCTTCAAGACCATGCCGCCTTTCGCGGACGGGTCATAAACAAACCGCCCGTCCCCCTGCCAGTAGCCGGGGACAAAGCGGTATTTGACGCCTTTCGGGTTTGTCCAGTGGCCGTCATTGACGTATGACGCATATTCGACATTGGTGCCCACTTCCAATGTCAGATCGCCCTCGGTGAGCTCCCAGATGTTCCCTTGGGAGCCTTTCTCGAAGGACGCGAGCAGTTGGCGGGTGTCCATGACCTTCCGCCGGATGATCTCGTCCTGGAGGACTCTCAGGAACTCGTTACCCAGGCCCTCCAGAAAGAGCTCCATTTCGTGCCGAAAGTCGCCGGACGCGGCCTGTCCTATGCGGGCAAAGAACTCCCGAAATGCGGAGACGTCAACATCAACCGTCGCCATCAGAGATACCTCTGTGTTCCCTTCGCCACGACGTAGACGAAGATGTGGTGGCCGTGGATGTCGTGTGGAATCTCTGCGATGTACTCGTAGCCGTTCTTCCTGTCCACGATCTTGTCATTGAGTCTCACGTCGGTGCCGGTGGGCAGGGCCAGCTTGATGCGAGACTCTTTGATGTTGGCCGGGGCGGTCTGCGAAATGGATGTGCTCTCGCTCTTAACCGCGAAATGGCAGGCCACAGAGAGCTCGTCCGGCTCCTTTGGATAGGAGAAGGAAGGCTGCTCGGTCAAGCCGTAGCCGGGGGATTCGTCGCCTTTCTGTGCGTGGTAGATGTCGCACAGATCGTTCAGGTAGTCTTCAAACGCCATGCTGGGCCCTCCTCACAGTACACGCATACGCATGGTAACAGTTCCGTTTGCTGCCGTGACGACATAATCATCCAGCAGGGCGGCCAGATCGAGATCGGTAACTTCGATGTCGGAGTGATCTGCCGAGTAGCTGTAATCGTCGAATGTTTCGGATTTCAGCACCTTGGAGGAGGTCAGAGCGGCGTTGTGGGCGTAGGCCTCGGCCAGCAGGATGCAGGCTGTCCGCACTCCCTCCGGCAGCTCTGCCATTTCCTCCAGGCCCTTGTTATGGGTGTAGGTGATGATGTACTGCTCCGCTCTGGAAATGTCCACGCTCAGCTTTGCATCGCTGCGTTTGAGCACTTCCGGGGTTTCGGAGTAATCACGCACCTGCTGCGGGGTTATCCAGGGGCGTTTCGGCATGGCTTAGTCCTCCCCGAAGTCAGGCTGTGCATCATCCGCCGCCGGGACGGTGACGGTTTCTGCGGTAATGGCGGCCACAAGGTCGTCCTTCTTCATGCCCTTGGTAACGGCTACACCCAGATCACCGGCCAGCTTTTTCAGGTCTGTAATGGACAGGCTGTCCAGATAGTCCTTGTCGAAGTGCGCCGGAACGGAGCCATCCTCAGCTTCTTCGCCTGCTGCGGTCAGCGGAACGGAATTGGCCTTGGCTTCATCCTCCTCAACCTCGATCAGATCAAAATAACCGCTGCGCACAGCAGCGGTCGCAATGTCCTTATCGTGGGTGTAGACGTTCGGCTCTTCCCTGGTTGCATTGACGATGCCGGTATAGGACATCGCCTTTTTCAGCTTGATGTGATACAGCATACTTCTCTCTGCCTTTCTGCCTTACTTGATGCCCTTGATGATGGCCGCGGCGTCCATTTCCTCGATGATGGGGTCGAAGTCGAAGTGAATAACGTAGAAACGCTTGTCCTTCATGATGGCTTCCTTGCCCTCGGTGGTCTTTCTGATCTTCATGCCGTAGGTGTTGACGACCACCAGATTCTTGGGGTCAGTCAGCAGAACGGAGTCGTCGCTGAGGGACGGGCACTCGACAACAGGAATCTTTGCGGGGCTGTTGTAGACAGACTCAGGCACCGCGCCGCCCTTCTCGGTGATCTGCTTCAGCAGATGCAGCTCCCACTCCTGCGCACGGTGCGGGCTCATGAGCCAGCGCAACTTGCCGTTGTTGTATTTGTTCGGCATGGAGTGCAGCGTGTTGTAGAACATATCCAGGTTCATGCCGGTGTCGCTGGAAGCATCGACGACATGAGCGTTGTTCGTGAGCTGCTTAATCCAGCCGTCGTTGACCTTGAGGAAGTCTGCATCGCCGGTGGTGCAGAGAGTCTTCGCATCAGTGCCAGTCCACGCGCCTGCGCTGTGCTGTGCAGTGAACTCGTAGACCTTGCCGCCGGTGGATACCAGATCGCCCTTGTTGAAGGTGTCGCTGGTGTTGAACGGCTTGACACCGGCAAACTTTTCGTCACCGTTCAGGCACAGGTCGATGTGGTCGATGCCGAGCTGGGTGGTCATAAGGTTGGTGATGATGGCTTCGAGGTTCTGGCCCTCGATATTCTCACGCAGCGTTTCCTCGGTGATCTCCCAGGGCAGGCGGACGTCGGTGCAGCTGTACTTGATGGAGCTGGTGTTGACGCCTGCACGATAGCCGTCGTCGTTGTCCTCGGTCTTCTCACGCAGGATACGGGAGGCGATGCCGATCTTGTCGATCTCGCCAGCCTTGGCGGTGCGCATTTCGTGGCGAACCAGGTTGCCCAGGGTAGTGGCCTCGAAGGTCTGCTGAATGAATTTGCGGGCCTGCTCGTTGCTCAGGATGCCCGCGCCAGCACTGGGCGTAAAGTCGCCGGTGTTGATGGCGTTGCGAATGATGTCCTCGATAGAACGTGCCATGTGGTTTTCCTCCTTCTGTTCTTACAGGATGCCGTGCAGATAGTGCTGACCGGCATACTTCTGAACGGTGCCGGATGCGTCGTTCAGGTTGGTGGGGTTGGCGCGGGAGCCGCGCACCTCAGCGACGGACTTCTTCACGATAGCCTCAATGAAGCCCTCCAGGTCGGCCTTGGTGAGCTGCTGCTCCTGCTTCTGTTCCTGCTCCTGCTGGCCCAGGGCCTTTTTGATGGCAGCATCGACGGCCTTCTGGACAAAATCAGGGGTGATCTCCTCGTCCTCTGCCTTGGTGACGGCGGCGGGGGTCTGCTCGGTCTGCTGGCCCAGGGCCTTTGCAATAGCGTCCTGCACCAGCTTCTCAGCTTCGCTCTTAGTCATGGTTTTACCCTCCTTAGTGGTCTTGGTTTTCTTGGTGGTTTCTGCGGAATTGTCGTCACCGGGCTTCTTGCCGGTGTCGTCGGTGGCATCAGTCCCGGCGGCCTCGGAGTCGGTTTCGGGCTTCTCCGCGGGCTGTTTCTCAGTGCCCTTGTCGGCCTTCTTGCCATTCTCCTCGCCGTCCTGCTGCTTGTCCTCCTCGGTGCCGGTTTCTCCGTTGGGTTTATCCTTCTCGGCGTCGGCGTCCGCAAGGAACGTGCCCAGGTCGTCGTAGAGGTTCTGCAAGGCGGCCCGGTTCTTTGCACTCAGGGTGCGCCCGGACTTCTCAATGCGGCCGGCCTCCGGGGTAGGCTTGCAGTCAAACAGCGACTTGGTGAGAGGCTGCGAAGCATCGGTCAACAGCTCGGTGATGATGCCGTTGAAGTCCTCCAGGGCCTCTTTGATCTTGCTCTCGTCGGTCTGGTAGGTATAAACACCAGTATAGCCGTTGTAGCTGTACAGGCTGTTCCGCAGGGCGTCGAAGGCGTTCCAAAAGCTGGAACTGATATTCGCCTGCTTGTAACTGTCCGCGACCGCGCCTTTGGTAACGCGGCCTTTGGACTTCTTCACGGATGCTTCGCTCAATTCTGTATCCTCCTTAGAAAAGACTCCGAGGCCGCCCATAGACAGCCCGGTGATCTCGCCCTTCTCGATGGACTGCCACAGATCGTCGTCTGTGATCTCGACGGTCATCAGCCATGTGCCCTCCTTGATGTCGGCACCGCCGATGTTGGAGTCAGATTTTGCAATCCAGCTCTCCACGACAGCGGTGCCGTCGGCAGACACGAAATTGTGCTGGAGATCGACGCGGTTCCCGTTCTTTGCAAACCAGTACGCGGCCTTTGCGATCTCGTCCGCGGTCATGTAATTGCCGTGGGCGTCCTCGACCATAGGCTCGTACACAACGCCTGTGACAAAATGGGACTCCGAGTCCGTCTTGATGATCTTGCCATAGGTGGTGAAGGCTGCTTTCCCTTCCTCGTCCTTGACGATCAGGAATTGCCGCTTGTTCGCCGCCTTGTCAACCAGGGACACAAAAGAGATTCTTGCATCAGTGATTTCCTTTGCCTTTTTTACTTTTCTCGTCATGTGTTCACCTCCTTTCAGGGTTTCAGGCAATATAAAAAGCAGCGTCGCCGCTGCTCTTTATCAAGTATTAGGTTCTGCCGGGTCTTCGGTCGTTTCGTCCAGCTCTGCCGGAACCGAAACGAAAACATTCGGACTGTCCAGAATGGCCTTGACCTCGGACAGATCAGTGCCGGGCAAAAGCTCCAGCTCCAGAGTGGTGGCTTCATCAACGGCATGGTGCAGGGTGTAGGACTTGACCATACCGGCCAGCTCCATGCCGTCCAGCTTGATGCTGGGATGCCCTACGCGGGCTTCGTCAATGGTAACGATCATTTCTAATCATCCTCGATTCCGGCTTTCGCCTTGTTCTGAGCATCGAGCTCGGCCTCCCAGTCGTCGTCCATTTCGTCGATCGCCTGCTGCTGGAGCTTTTGACGTTCCTCCAGAGGCAGGCCCAGAATCTCCATGTCAACAACGGGCTGCTCGATACAATGGCAGTTGATGCTCTCGGCTGCGGGAAGGCTCGTGTCCCGCGGGTACATGGGGTAATAGATCATGCCGTCCGCGCCGACCAGCTCGAAGGGCTGATCTTTGAGAACGACCTGACCGTCCATATCGACGTGATTCTGTCGAGGCTCGTTTCGGTAGTTGCCGGTGTGCCTCCACGACTTGCTCTCCACCGCCGGGGACTGCATATAGGCTTCGTGCTGGGCTACGCTGTGGGCCCGAAGAACCTCAGTAACAGCCACCTTTCGGGCCCTGTAATGCGATGTCCAATATTCGCCTTTGCCTTCCTTCTCCATGCCGGAGTTTATGAGATCGACACAGAGCTGCGATATGTTGCCGCCGTTCTCGATCTCTTTTTTCAGCATGGCCTCCAGGTGCTCGGTACTCGTGGTCTTCATGAGCTCGGCCAGGTCGCCGCTCCATGTTTCAATCCAGGCGGTCGTCCTCTTTGATACACGGTCGAGCTTCAAGCCCTTGTCGGTCTTTTTGAGGTAATAGGCTGCATACTCAGGGAGGAATTTCGAGAGCTGCGCGGAAAACGCCTTACTCAGCTTGCCGGTGGCAGGCGTCGCAGCAGCTATCTCCGGGAGCCGCTTCTGGAGATCATCGAGGTTATCAGACGCCTTAGCTTCCCGAACGAAATAATCGGTTTCCTCGGTGAGTATGTCGGCCACGTCGTCCTCGATACCTTTCGCGTACTGGAGCGTCTTCTTGGGTTTCGCATAGCCTTCCTTTCCCAGCAGATCGGACAGGTCGTTGTCCGCCTTCTGGATGTAGTTGTCGATCGCCTTCACCAGCCGATCGCAGTAGCACGGCCTCATGATGAAACGCGTTTTCACGGTTCGTCCTCCTCCTGCTGCGCTTTGAGATCGAGCAGCAGGCCGCGGACTTCCTTCATAACGGCCACGACCTGATCGTTGTCGTCCTTGCCCTCCGCCTTCTTGATCTGCCCTTCGAGGGCCATTGTCAGGCCGCTGAGGTCAAACCCGCCGCTGCTCTTGGACTGCGTGATGGTGAGCGGGACGTTGCCCCACTCTTCTTCGTAGTCGTCCGAAGCTTCGCCCAGGTACTTGTACAGGATTTCCTTCGCCTTGTTGGGTGTCAGGCCGCCCGCTGCGGTGGCCGCCGTCATGATCTTGCAGATGTCGTCCGGGTTGGAAATGTTGGGCTCCTGGAAGAACGCCTCGACGTACCGGAAGGCATAGCCGTTCAGCAGACGGTTGTTGATCGCCCATGCGAGGCTCCTACGCTCAGGCTGGAAAACCTGTTTCTCGGTCACTTCCTGCGCCGTCTGAGCGGTCGCGCGGTTGAAGTCCGTAGTGTAGCCAACATAGATGTCCGGCAGTAGGAAGGACGACTGAACCTTCTTTCGGTTGTTGTCCATATAGGTTTGGAACAACTCGTCCTTCTGCAAGATGGAGGCCAGGTCTTTGACCTCGATCTTCGGTTTCTCGGTCTGATCGAAGTCGGTCTTGCCGTCGGAGGATTCCGTTTCCAGGACGATGAAGGCGTGCTGTCCAGCCTCGCCCTTGATGTCGTCCATGTACTTTGTCAGCTTCTCGTAGCTGTCCTCTGTGAGCGTGCCGCCCTGAATCATAATCATCAAGGGCGTGTGTCTGCCGTTGATGAAATAATTGTTGTTCAGGCGTTCCGCTCTCTGGCTGCCGTCAACGCCGAGAATCTGGCCTGTCCAGCGTACCTCGCCGTAAGGCTGGATGCCGATGGAGAACTCCAGAATCTCGTTGGCCTCATACTCGACGGGAAGTTCTTTCAGTTCTTCCGGCGTTGCGACGTATGCACCGTTGCGCCTGTCCATCACGCGGGGATCTCCGAACTCCTTGAAATACACAGTCTTGCCGCCGAGCTGCTGCCGGTATTTGCGGAACTTCTTCTTGCGTTCGATTGGAACGCCGCGGTTGTAATAGGTCGTGTCGATGTAGGGCTCCAGCGGAACCGTCTTCCTGACGGACGGCGTGTCGTGCAGGAACTCGATCTGCTGCACCTCGCCGTCCAGGTTACGAATGACTTCCAGATACGCGATGCCGTAGGTTTCGCGGGCCTCGATCAAGTCCTCGAAAACCTCTTTGGTGTCCTGATCGGTGTTCAGCAGCTCGATGATCTCGACCATGCGCTTGTACTCGGCCTCAGCCTCCGGGGTTTCCTCGATGTCCTCGATGTACTTCACCCCGATGCCGAAGCCTGCAATGTTGTCCTTGTAGGCTCGGATGCACTGAGGCAAGATCGTGGACTCGGCGGCCAGCTTATGCAGGCCTGCCAGCGGAGCAGGCGGCTCTATCCAGTCGCCTGCATTGAAGGCTTCCTGCTCCGATACCTGAGTAGGCCCCTCCGCCTTCTTGATGGGCTGGAGGGACTGCGTCGGCTCGTGGGCCTTGATGATACGCGCCTGCATTGGGCGCGGCTTCTTGTTCGTTGCCAATGGATTTTACTCCTTTCCTCCTGCCTTCTTAGGTGGCTTCGCCTTGGACGGCTTGACCGGCAGACAGAGCAAAAGCACACAGTCGCCTTCGTCGGGTGAAGGCAGGCCGCGTGCTTTGACGTCCTTTTTGCTCTCAATGCGGAGCTTGCTCTGCTCAGATATTCCGTATTTACGGCCTGAGAGCTGAGCCGCCAGGTCTGCATCGTCTGGCAGAATGAGTTCGACGGGCTTCTCGTGCCCTTCGTCGTCGGTCGTCTGGAGCAGCTTCTTGACGATCGACATCATATAGGTGGTCGTGTCGTAGTAGTAGCGGTGGCGGATGCGCTCGCCGAACTTCACGGGAATAACGGATAACCACCAGAAGCGATCAGGGTCTCCGCGCTTGATCTCGCGCAGGCGGTCGGTCACGCCGCCGCCCACGCCGCCGTCGTCGATCTTGACGGGTATCGCGGTTTCGAGGTGATACTTGTCCACCAGGGAGCATCCCAGCAGAGCGATCTCGTGCGCTGTCCGCACGGTGTCCTGGCCTCTGATCTTTTGATGGAAGAAAACTTTCTCGTTGACCTTGTACCCAATGATCGTCTTGTCGTCGCCGAAGCGGGCCACGTCGCAGCCGATGTGTACCGTCGGCTGTTCCGTCGGTTCCTGCCAGTCGGTCGCCATGCTCTTTTCGATCATACTCAGCGGGATGAAGACATCCTTCTCCTGCTTCGGAAAATCACCGGCAACACGGACTCGGAACACATCGGAGTCCTCACCATACATGGTGCGGATGCGCTCGATGTACTCTTTCGACACACGGGGGCTATCCCGGTCGTCAACATGGATTGTGTGGTACTGGGTTCGGTTCTTGTGGTGGCTGTCATAGAAAAAGCCGGTCAGCTGCGTGGGGTTTCCGCACATCAGCAGCCGCGCTCCCTCGGTAGACAGAGCACCCAGAACAGGCTCGAAGACTTCATCATCGACGCCGCTCGCCTCGTCGATGATGAACAGCATACTCTCAGAATGGAAGCCCTGCAAGGCGTCTGGGGTGTTCGCGGTACGGGCCACAGCAAACCACTCTTCCTTCGCTCCGTTCATGTAGACGCGCTCTTGCGTCCAGGTGATCTCCCGCTGCAAGGCGGGGTTGCTGCGGAGCCACTTCGATATTTCTGCCCAGAGGATGTCGTACAACTGGTGCTGCGTGGGAGCAGTACAGGGGATTTTGGGATATGGCCGCGTGCAGATGAACCAGATCACGGCCCATGCCTCCACCGCGCTCTTCCCGATGCCATGCCCGGAACGAACGGTCGTCATGGGATATTTGGCGAGGCTGTTCAAGATCGCCTTCTGGTTGACATCAGGTTTTGCTCCGATGATGTCCTCCACGAAGTCCACCGGATTGTCGATGTAGTATAAGATCGCGTCACTCGTCAGGCCCTTCACCGTTACGCCTCCTCTCCCATGCCTCTGCAATGACATCCACCAGAGTGCTCTCTTTGTTCTCCGCCTCGATCTTGTGCTCGGTTTCTCTCACGATCTCCGCACGGCTCTCACGCTCCAGCTTCGTGGCTTCCATGAGCATCGAAACAAGCACTTTGGTGTTGATGCTCTCGGCAGGCGTCTTGGCAAGGGCATCCAGAGCCTTCTCCTGCATTTTCAGAGCTATCCCTATATGGCGGCCATTCATCTTTCTGGCCTTTTTGACGGCCTCTGCGTGGGCTTTCCGTTGAAGGTCGGCGTCGTACTCAGCGGCACGCGCTACCCAACCGTAGGTGCTGCTCCACCTATCCATCAGCGTTTTACTCTTGCCCAACTGCTGAGCAACGGCCCGGAGGCTGCGGTCTGCCCCCAATCCAGCGTAGATCGTGAACGCCTCAAATGCCTTTGCGCTCTCGCCTTCCTGACGCTCCCACGGCTTTACGTCGCTACGCTTCGGCATTTTGTTCTCCCTCCTTTTGCGGGCGGGGCCGTTACTTAACGGCTATCCATCCGCAGAAGTTCAGGCAACGCCAAAACATATCCACCTTATCGAAGCCAGCAGTCCGCAGCATATCGACGTTCCACTCAGGTTTCAGCGGCGACAGCACATTCTCCAGGCTGCGCCGCTTGTCCATGATCTGCTCTTCCGAGTAGCCGTTTCTGCGCTTCATGTCGTAGTACAGCTCGACCATGAGATCGTCCATGTTTTCGCTCACGATCTTTTCCACAAAAATGAAGGACCCGCCGGGAGCGAGGCTTTCGTAGATGGCCGAGATCATGGTCTGCCGGTATGCCGTCGGCATAAACTGGAGGGATAGCACAGAGAGTACCAGGCTCGCCGTGTCCTTCAATGGTAAATTTTTCCAGAGGTTCCCTGCCCGGACTTCGACGCCAGGGCACTTGCTGAACCGCTCTTTGCTCGCCGCGGCCATCGCCGGGGAGTTGTCGATCAGCAGGAAGTCGTTGGTGTCCTTGAACCTCTCCACGAACGGTTCAACGGCCATGCCGGTGCTGCATCCTGCATCCACGATCAGGGTGTCCGGCTGCACGAAGCGCGTGCCCAGCTCATAGGAGATGGCCCGCATGGACTGGTAGTCCGGGATGCTGCGCTCCAGCATATTTTTGAAGCAGCGGGCAACTTCGTCGTTGAACTCCCACTTTTCGCCGGGTTTCACATTATCTTTCACGGTGCTACCTCCTTATTCTCCGCGGGCGGCGGGAGCTTGATGCCCAGGCGGTGCTCGAACGCTTCACGCGCTCTTGCGGACAGGCCCATCTTGGTGCCGTCCGGGTACGGCAGCTCGAACTCGAAGTCAAGCGCAGCAGCCAGAGCCGCCGGGTCAACCTTCGGGTTCTCCGCCTCCAGATACCAGAATTTGCTTATGAGCTCCAGGCGGGTGATCTTTCCAAAGCAGGGGGTGAAGATTTCCCGCATTTCCGCTTCGGTGTGGCCCTTCTGCACCTTCGGATGCTCGCCCAGGTCGCCCAGAATGGTGTTGGGCTCATAGTCCAGATCAAATGTCAGGGTCTTCTCAGCCGTGAGGAACTTCTTCTTTGTGTTCACAAACTGCGGGGCCTTATCGCTCTGGCACCAGCAGACCACCATACCGTCCCGGTAGCACAGGGCCGCCGCGATCACCGCGATCTGCTTCCGATCGGTCATGAAGGGCACGCTGTTGAACACGCTGGAGATAAACACGCTGCTGTACGGTGTGCCTGCCTCCACTTCATCCAGGAACCGGCTTGCGATCTCCAGGCTCTTTTCCTTATGGATTTTGTCGCCCATCGTCACGAAGTACGGCTCGAAGGCAGACACATTGATGCCGGCCTTTCTGAGCGTCCGGGTGTTGCTGAGCTTTCCCGCGCCGAAGTCAACGACGCTGGAGCCATAATGCCGCTTCCAGGTTTCCAGGGCCGCGCCGTCCAGGATGCAGAAGTCCCGCCCGTTGTTCTTCGGGAAAACGCCCTTGAAAAATCCATCGCCTAGGGCTGCATTGCCCGCGGCGTCGGTTTCTCTTGTGTTCCGCTCCCGCATGAAGCTGTTGAAGCGGAGATCATCTGCATAGTTGGACTCCATGTCAAAATCCATAGACAGCAGATTCAGCATTGCCGACGCGAATGCTTCCTGCTCCTTCTTGATCTGGACGCAGGGAACGACCTTCCGGCTTGCCTCTGCTGCTGTCTGGAGGCGACCGATGCCGTTTATGACGTTGCCCTCCTCACCGATCACGATCGGCATGAAGGCTCTGATCTTCCGCTCCAGGGATTTTGCGAGCTGCTTTGTGTGGGCGTCGAAATTGCGGTGGTTCGCCTTTGCGAGCTTCACGGTGTCCATTCGGCGCAGCGCATAAACGCAAGGGTAGGATTCCGGGCTGCCCGGTTCGATGTCTGGCAGGGCCTCCGTCATGGCCTGGATGTCCATTTCGTACAGACGCTTCTTGACGATCGCGCAAGTGTCCTGCTTCTGGAGGTCGTTCGTGGCCCGGTTGAACAGGACGTTGACTGCCTTCCGCTCGCCGAGCTCTTTTTCGCTGACGTACTCCACAGGGATTTCAGGGAAGCCCATGCGACGGGCGACGAGCTGCCGCTGGTGGCCGCTCAGGATTTCGCCGTGCTCGTCTGCATAGATGGGCAGCAGGAAGCCGAGCTTGCGCAGGGACAGCTCCGCCAGGGCCAGACGTTTTTCGTCATTCCGGCGGGGGTTATACTCTGACGCCTTCACAGCGTCGATAGGAACCAGCTTAATCATTGTGCAGCAGCCTCCGTTTCAGCTCCTCCGCGATCTCCGCGCGGTCGAAAATACCTTTATCCCGGATGCCGTCCAGGGTGCGGTTATAGCGGACGACCTCGACCTTGAAATGGAGGTGTCCAACTCTCACCAGGGTGGAGCCCATGGCGGGCACGTCGTCCGCGTCCGCATCCGGCTCCTCGTCCGGCTCTTCTTCGGCGTCTTCTTCCTCCAGGTCTTCCAGGTCGTCGGGTTCTTCCTGTTCTCCGACGTCCGGCTCCTGAACGTCTTCAAGCTGCCGGTACAGACGTACCTCGTCAGCATCAAAGCCGGTTTCGTAGTCCAGCACATCGTCGTCCCGCAGCAGATCGCCCAGGGCGTCATTATCCCAGCGGCCCTCAATGCGGTTCAGGGACAGGCACAGCTTCTTTTCCTTTTCTTCGTCGGGCTGGTCGATGATGGAGCAGAGCACTTCTTCCACGCCCATGTCCCGCAGCACGGTGATTCTCTGGTTGCCGCCGATGCAGCGCATATTGTGGATGTTCACCACAGGCGGCTCAACCATGCCGTGCTGCTCCAGGCTCCGGCGCAGGGCTTCGTACTCGTCGCTGCCCTTCACGATGTCCTCGCGGGGGTTGTACGGGGGAGGCACAATGTCCTTCAACTTCAAAACCCGGAACTCGGTCTTAAATTTCATCGAACATCCTCCTTCTCAGCTCCTCGCACACAAGCTCCTGCGTAAAGCCGACCTTCTCGCGGACGTCCGCCATCAGGTCTTCAAACTCCACCTCGGTGAGCTTGAAGGAAAATTCACCGACCAGGCACTTGATGCCGTCTGTGGCGTCCTCCTTCTTGTCCTTCAGCTCCGGCTCGTCACCGTCCAGCTCGTCGCCGATCTCACCCAGGAGCTCGTCGATGTCCTTCTGCGTAAAGCCGGTAGATGCAAGGTTCTCCTGCTCCTCGATCAAGTCCTGGAGGAGTTCTGCCAGCTTGCCGTAGTCCCAATCGCCGTCCAGCTTGTTCAGGGCGATGCACAGGGCCTTCGCCTGGGCCTCGTCCATGTCCACGACCACCGCATTGGTTTCGGTTTCACCTTCCGCCAGCAGGACGCTGAGCCGCTGGTGTCCACCGATCAGGCAGTTGTCCCGGAGGTTCACGATCAGAGGCAGAACCAGGCCGTGCTCTTCGATGCTCGCGTCCAGGGCCTTGTACTCCTGATCTTTCGCCGTCAGCTCGACCCTGGGATTGTACGGGGCCGGTTTGATCTCCGACAGCTTAACAATTTTCGTTTCCACGCCTTTACTCCTTTTCTGTAAATTTTGCATGAAAAAAGCGGGGTGCTTTCGCACTCCGCTTTTCGTTGCCTATTCAGAACATTTTCAGTTGGAAGCATTCGGGCTCCTGAGCCATCACCGGCTGCGGGGCCAGACGCTTCTTCATGAACATATCGTAGGGAGCAGCCTCGATGCCGTAGCGTTTGTACATCGTCCGCGTCTTGGGGTTGCTCTCGACGGCGTAGTAGTGGGCTCCCTTCGGGCCGTCCTGCTCACCATGCTTGGGGAAAATCCAGTTTTTGAGGGCACGTTCCTTGAACACCGGCGGCTCGCCGTTGATGTCATTGAAGTACCATTCATCCGGCTGCCAGCCGGTCTTCTTCTTGATGTTCTCCATCGTCTGCCGCATCTGGTAGTCCGGGCGGGCCGTCACGATGATAACGTAATCATCGCGGATAGCCTCGATCAGATCAGTGCGGTACTCCTCCGCGGCCATACGGCGGGCGAAGGGGCGAAGCAGCCGGGTGTCTGCCTGGTTGCCAACGAGGGTGTAGTTCAGGTCGAGTAAGCAAATATTTTTCATGGTTAGTTATCTCCTTTACATTGCTTCTGTAATAATTATACCACTTTTTGCACGTTCTGTCATAGGTTTTTGAAAAGATGGTGCATATTTTTTCAGCAATGAAGGGAGCCAACCGCCTGTCTACACTCTTTCATTGTGGAAGAGTATACCACAGATAAATTGCACCTGTCCATTGCACAATTTTTGCACCGGCAAATTGCACGCCCTTATCTGAGGGCGTCCGCGCCGTAGAGCCACACCGCAAGCCGCTGCACAAGCCGTTTTCGGTTCCTCCAGACGGTCGAGGTGTCGCACGGAATGAGCTTTGCAACGTCCTCGTCTGGAAGGTTGTCGATGTACCGCCCAACGACGGTCTGATAATAGGTGTCGTCCTGAATGACCTCCAGGGCCCGCTCCATCGTATTGATCTCGTGCTCGTCCGCGGCGATCGTAGCCTGCATATCAGTCAGCACCGCTTCCCAGATTTCCTCTGGGGTCAGCCGCACGCCGGTCTTGATAAAACGGGTAATACTCTTGCTGCGCTCCTTCGGCCCGTACTTCAAGAACTCCTCCAGCTTGTCCTTGTCCTCGGCCTGCTTCTGGAGTAGGGTCGGTAGGGCGTAAAGACGGCGTTCGGTCGCCTTGAACGCATCCTTCGCGGTGTGCCCTGCTGATACGCGACCGGCCTGCACAGCCTCTACGATGATCGCCCGAATATCCTCTGCTTTGTTCATTGGCTTCCGCCTCCTGATTTCTTCCGCCCCACCGGGGCTTTTACTTTTTGCCGGTCAAGATGCCTGCGATCTTCTCGCGGATGGTCTTCGGCTTCGCCTGCACCTTCGGCTCTACGGTGACTTCCTGCTTGCTGCGGCAGGCACAGCCGGTCGTCTGCTGCTTCTCCAGCACAGCAAGGCGGCGTTCTAACTGCCGGATGCGTTTATTCTCCCTCTTGCTCATTGCGTACCTCCTCCAGCTCTCTCACATAGCCCCAACTCTGAGGCGGGCGGGCGATCTCCACGGGCTCCATGCCAAACCTGGTATTTCGCAAGCCGGTGAGCTCCTGGAGCTTCCGGGGCCTGTCGTAAATCCTAAGATCAGAAATGTGCCAGCCGTACAAGTCTTTCAAATCTGCATAACTCAGTCCGGGCTTCCATCCGGCATAGTCTTTGACTTGCGGTACTGTGAGACAGCTTCCAGCAATTGCAGATTCGATATCTTCTTTGACGACACAGTATTCAGGGCCGATGCGTCGGATGTCATCGCAAATGAACTCTCCAATGACACGCCCCTTTTTTTCTGGCCAGCCGCCACGGTTCCACGCGGCCACATTCCGGTTGAGGACATCCATAAACAGGCTGTCGCTCCCGACCAAAGTGGTAGCACTTGAAGGGAGGTTCCAGCTTCGGCCTGGTCTTGCGAATTTCTACGGTCTTTTCGCCGCTGAGAATCTTCTCACACCACTCAGGCCGGATGCTCAGCAAAACGGCTTTACTCACTTTGCACCTCCCCGCCGTCCAGTGCGCCTTTGAGCTGTTCGAGCTTTTCGAGCACGATCTGCTGTACCTCTTCCGGCTTGCCGACGATCTCAACGAGCTGCGCCAGCATGATGTAAACGTCCGCGATTTCTTCCCTGACGCTCTCGTGGGCGACCTTGATCTTCGCACCGTTGCGGTAGTTGAAGGTTACGGCCCGCTGGAGATTGCAGATCGCCTTCGTGAGCTCTGACATTTCCTTGATCGCCATCTGGAGCTGAGGGGCGGTGCCGTACCGATTGATCGCCCGCCGGATGGTATTCAGGCCATAATCAGGAATGGCCGGGATGCCTGCATCCTCGTACCATTTGAGCTTTTCCCGCAGGGTCGCATAGGCCCACAAGATCGTGTAGTGCTCCGCGATCAGGCCGTCGATACTCTGCTTCGGGTCGTCGAAGAGGTGCTCGGTCAGGGTTTCGGAGAGCTCCATATCGTTGCAGTCCAGGTCGATGCTGCTGCCGTGACCCTTGACGAGCTTCCGCATATACTCGGTCAGTGCCATTTCAGGCTGCCGCAGCCACACCCAGCCGTCCTCGCTGACGTCGGTGAAGTTGAGGGCCGTCTGAAAATTGTCCACCGGGTTGTCGGTCGTCAGCCTCGGAATGCTCTTGATCTTCTGTTTATCCATCCCGCTCCTCCTTCTTTTCGAGCCGCAGGCAGCGGCCATCACGATACGCCATGCACCGCTCACCGCAGCAGCCGCCAAACCGATCTTTGAAGTTTTCCTCTGCGCGGTTTTCCGTGATGCGGGTACGCTGCCTCGTCAGAACCCGCCGGAACGGGCAAAATCTGGTTTCTTTGCTCATGAGTGTTCCTCTCTTTCTATGCTCTGGGCCTCCAAGCCCTCCAAAAACAACGGCACGCCTGGAGCGCCGATCTTCACCCGGTATTGCTCCACATCGGCCGGCATAATGTACTTCCTGCCGAAATTGCCCTTCATATCCCGCCATACCACCCAGGGAATGCGGTAAAAGGCGACGCTCCCGAACGAGCACAGGACGAAGGCCACGCCTCCATACTGCTGCGCACGCTCCAGGCGTTCGGCCTGATCTTTCGTCACGCGATCCTGCATCATCTTCCCGGAGTCCGTGTACTTTGCCTCGAAGTTCACGGCCCTGCCGCCCCACAGGAAGCCCTTGTAGTCGGCCTGTCCCTTGCCGGTATAGTGGGCAATGAACTTCCCGCCGCCCAGGTCTTTGGTGGGCTGCATCGGTTCAGGCGTCTTCTCAATGTCTGCAATCTGCCGCTCGCGGTAGAGATTGCAAGCCGCGCTTATCATCTGTTCAAAAAAGGCTCCCTGGCACCGGCTCACCTTGCCGCGGTAGCTCCTGCGCAGGGCCTCTTGTTCACGATTCGTCATTCAGGTGTGATCTCCCTTCCTCTTCGGTGGCAAACACGCTCTTGCCCCATTCATCCAGCAGGCGCAGGGTGAACGGCGTTTTCTCGACGATGCGGCGCGGCGTGACGACCTCTCCGAACAGAAAAATCTCTGCCTGCCGGACTCCGTAATGGCACGCGGGGTTCTCGCGGACTCTCCAGACCGCGGCTCCCAGCGGCACAGGAAGGTGGAGCAGCAGTCCGCGCTCCTCCTCTTCCCTGTACCGCCTCAGCTCGTCCCGATCTGCATCAACCATCCGACACCTCCGCGCTCTTGATGAACCCGCGATCGACCGCGATGCTGCGAATCTTGCGGATGGTGGCGTCACTGACGCGCAGGCCGCTCGTGGTGCGGATGCTCAGGGTGTCCAGGAACTCGTTCACGATCTCCTCTTTGGACGGCGCAGGGGCCTCGCTGCGGGCCTCCCGCTCCCTTTCGAGCAGGCCGTCCAGATACTCACAGATCTGGGCGTCGGTCATTTTGCGGAACTGCACGGCGCGGGCGTGCTGGGCACGCTCCAGGTCGGTCATTCGGCAGTTTTTCTTTTTCATTCTGGTTGTCCCTCCTGTTTGGTGGGGAGCTTCCAGGGCTCGATCATGGCCTATGGCCTCTCCCCATCCATCTTTCTTGTTCAAAAGCGTTCTTGCCAACATAGCAAGAGGCATTTTGTTCTTTCTCGCGGGCCTTCTCAGCGAGGTAGAATTTTCTCCACGCTGCATACTTCTCGCAAGAATCGTGACAGATCGGGTGCCGGTCGGCACAGTCTTTGCACGGGTTAGTCATTGTTCAGCATGGCCTCCAAGAAAAATTTCAAGTTTTCGTAGTTGTCGCTGAGTACCTTCTCGATCAGGCCAGAATCGCAGCAGGCGACGATGAACGTGTCCGAAAACGTCGTCTGCACACGGAACGGATTGCGCGACAGCTCCAGGGTACAGATTTTTTTGCCACTGCTGACGGTGTAGGTCAGCCCGTACCCATCTGCATTTGCCCTGGCAGCCAGCTTCGCTACGGCTTCTTTGATGCTCATTCGTCCGCCTCCTTGAACGTGAACCAGCTCCAGTCGATGATCTTCCCACAGATCGGGCAGACCTCCGGCATATCGCCGGTTTCGTGATCGCACTCCAGCTCCGCGCCGCAGCTGCACAGCACGCGCCCGTCGCCGGTCATGGTGGCCCGCGCCCTGTCCGAGCCCGCGATCTTCACCGTGACGCCGAGCTCGGCTTCCAGCTCCTCGTAGAGCTTTACCAGATGCGAGCCATCGCCGCCAGGGATAGCCCTGCCGTGTTCGTCTAGGAAGATTTTGTCCGATGGAACGGAACGGCTCGCGTGCTTCTTGCCCGCCGTCAAGCTCAGGGTTATAGTCCCGTCCTCGACGTCGTAATTCCACATCCAGCTAGCAACGCCGGTAGCGCAGGCCCGACTTCTGAGCTCATTTTCAGCCTCATTCACCGTCATTCTCGTTCACCTCCTTTATCACCCATACCTTGTGTTTTCCGTAGCCAGACCAGGCCAGCGCGTCCTCGTGCGTGCCGGACACGGCCACGTCCAGGTGCTTGCCCTGGATGCCAGAGCCCTTATCCTGCACCACGCGGACTCCGACGTCCTCGATGTAGAGCACCGTCCCGAACTGGAAGATCGACTGATCGGCGGCGACGGTCTGATCTGGAGTAAAGGGAGCACCACTCGCCGTGATGCCTTTCCCTTCCCCGCAGATGTGCGGGTACTTCTCGCCGCAATACGCGGTACACTCGAACTCTCCAGCGTCTACGAGCTCCAGGCCATCCGGCAGCGCGATCTCTGCTTCATCGGCGGCTTTCTGCAAGTCCTCGATCGTCTGTTCGTCCTGCATGGCCCGCGTCTGCCAGTTCTCCAGGCGGCACCTGTTGATGATCTGCTGGCCTTCCAGGTCGTCAATGCGGGCATCCTTCAAGCTGAGCTGTGCGCAGTTGACGGCCTCCAGGACGATCAGCAGGCCCAGGATAGCCTTCATTCTCCATCCCATTCAGCCACCGCCTTTTTGTCTGCCAGGTCGATACCCTCCGGGCACTCCCTGAGCAACTGATCTCCCCAAACGCCTTTGAGGTTGTCCTTCATGAACACCGGCACGCCCGCGGTCTTCGCATCGGTCACGATCGACTCTACCCACTCCCGCTTCGGCTGGTGAGCCTTGCTGCCGGGGCCCGTCATGGAACCGATGATGCACCAGCCCACCTTCTTGACGGCCTGGGCACCGACGCCCTCGAAGGGCTGGAGCAGCGGCTCCATGCTGACGAAGGTGTTGTGGTAGTCGCTCCACCAGAAGGAATCCTCCGGGCCGGTGATCGTCGAGCCGTACCAGAAGTTCGGCTCCTCCGGCAAAATGCCCTTCCGGGCCAGTTCCATATACCGGCTCGGATTCTTTGTCAAGAACAGGTAGGCGTGCTGCGGGGCCTCTTTGCAAGCCTCCAGCACTTCGGAGATCCACTCGTCCGGCACCCAGTCGCCGAACAGATCGGCCATGCTGCACACGAACACCACAGATGGAATCAGCCGCTTCCGCGGATAGTCCATCATGTAGCGGTGGAACGTAGGCAGGAAGCCCATCGGGTAGGGCGTGCTCCGAATGTACTTGCCGGACTCGTCCAGCAGCTTCACCGGTTTCTCGGACACGAAGCAGCCTGCCGCGCCCTCCGCCTCGCTCAACTGCTCGTCGGGCCACTCGCACGGGTGCGGTGCAAAGCGGTCGATGAACCGGCGGGCATAACAATAGCTGCATCCGTTCCGGCAGCCCGTCACCGGGTTCCAGGTGTGAGTACACCACTCGATCTTACTCTTGTGCAGATTCATGGTTAGTTTCCTTTCCTGCCGCTTCCGCGCCGTCTTCCGAGTCCCGGAAGATGTCAGCAGCGGACTGAACGGCAAACTTCTCTTTTGCGGGGGTCTGGGCGGCTTCCGCCTCGGCTGCCATGTCGAAGAGGCTGTACTGCTTCTCCATGAACTGCCGGTATTCCTCTTCCTCCCGCATCTTCTTCAAGCAGCAGGGCCCGTACCCATCCCGCAAGCCCTGTTCGCTTGTCAGGATGCCGCCGCACCTCTTGCAGCGGCGGGCCGGTACATTGAAAATGACGCCATCGCTCATTCCTTTTCCTCCGCGCCCTCCAGATCAGGGGCCTTACATAACCCGCATTTGGCAGGGTCGTTCTTGCAACTGTTGTAGCAGCCCCGCCGACGAAACCCGCAGTCGGAACAGCAGACGCTCTTCCGACGCCGATCGCAGTAAAAGATCGTGCAGATGCGGGGCTTATTCTCACTCGGCATTTGGGCCTCCGTTCTCCGGCACGGTCTTCCTCAGCGTGAGTGTGACTTCGCTGCCGTCGCCGGTCACCCACTTGTACTCCATGCTGTCCACGCCGTCGGTTTCCCGGATTGCCAGGAAATAGTCGCGGACAGCCTCGACCGCCTCAGTTGTAACGCGATCTCTGTCTTTCCATTCGCCCTTGCTGTTGGTGATGCCGGCATAAATGCCGCCAATCCCAGCACTCACATGAAACCCAGGCATTTTGACGTCCTCCTCCGCCCAGCTCGACGCCTCCAGGCAGTCGATCACAAACCAGACCAGCAAACCGCAGATCACAGCAGCGGCCACCGGCACAACGATTTTGAAAAAGATGAACTCGATCATGCTCCTGCCTCCTCGTACTCGCCGGAGAGAACCAGGGCCATAGCCTCGCAGATGATCGTCACCTTGACGCGCTCCAGATTGTCCCAGGGCAGGTCTTTCGGCTTGTCCTTCCGCTGTCCCGCGGTCTTCTGCGTCATCATCTTGCGGAGCTCCATGCAGGCTTCCTTCAATGCCGGATAGTTGGCCTTGAGCCCGCCCATCTGCATAAAGGCCCACATGGTGTCCAGCATGTCGTTTTCCCAGTGACTAGGTTTTACCATTGCTCCCAGCCTCCTGCTTCTTGTCGTACTCCCGGAGAACTTCGAGATCGTAGCCGCTCGCCACGAACCGCAGGCAGAGGTCGTGCTGGATGCCGTTGCCCAGGTAGGTGTAGATCAGCTCCATGTCGGCCTTCGTGAACTTCGTGTCCAGCAGTTTGTTGATGCCGTCCAGGTGTTCATCCTGGAGCTTGCGAGAGCACCCCTTGAACGCGTTCCGGGAGCAGTCCTCCAGGACAGCCGCCTTGAAGTCCCGCTCGTCGCGTACCTGATTCAGCATAATGTACGTGTTGGCCTTCGGGATCAGAATGAGCTCGTTGTGCATATTGACGAATGCTGCCGGGAAAGCTGCCCGGATTTTCCGGGCCCAGGGAGCGGCGAGCGCGTCGAACCTGTCGTCCAGCACATCCTCTTTGGCCTCCGAACTGCCGATCGTCGGGGCCTGCAAGACCATTGCCATGATCTTGGAAACGATGATGCCGGGCGGCTGTTTGAGCATCGAGCTCACCTCGGCCGCAATTTGCCCGTAGAGAGCAACTGCGTCGATCGGTCTTTCCTTAGCCATCTTCCTTGCCCTCCCCGGCCTCGATTTCCCATTCGGGCGGTGGATTGCGCAAGGCGCAACCCTTGGATTTATTAAATGCACATCCACCGCAATTTTGGTCTTTGGACTCGCAGTAAGCTTTCAACTTGGCCGCAATAGCAGCAGGGCTTGTAAAGATCGCGTCCCGGAGATCGTCGTCTGTTCCGATCTTGCTCAGAATCTCGCACGCCCTGTCCTGCTCCTCCTGGTTCGCACAGACGATCACAATGCTGTGGTCGCTCTCGTATGCCTGCCACTTGCCGTCCTCATTGCAGATCAGCACAAGTTCTTTACTCATTCGTCGCGTCCTCCATGATGAACCCGCATACGGGGCAGTAGTTCCAAACGCGGCCCTTGAAGTCTGCTTCGGAAAGCGCAGTATTACAATTCTCGCAATAAACTGCCGGGGACTCGAACGTGTTGCCGTAGGCGTCCACGGTGATGATCTTCACGTTTTCGTCCTTCACCCACCTTGCGTGCCCGCGCAGGCTTTCCGGGTCGATGGTGGGCAGATTGCCCAGATCGGACAGCTCGTCGCTGATGCTCTCGCAATACAGGATGTCCGCAGTCTTCCCCTTGGCCTCTTCTTCGGCCAGGTCTTTTTTCAGATCAGCCTCCAGCTCGCCGACATCAGCCAACCGGGTTATTTTATTTTCCTCAGCCATCTTCATCCACCTTTCTGCTCCCAATAAAGTCCGAAACGCCATAGCTACCATCTGCGCAGCTGTGCATTTCATACATGGCGAGCGCGTCGTTCTCTTTCCACATCGGAGACATCCCGCTTGCTCGCAAAACCTCATTTAGCGTGGATTGCTCCGCGACCTTTTCACTGGCTGTGCCGCAGTTGACGAAGACCTGCCCGCACAGACGGCACTTGTAAAGCATCTGGTAGGATTTAGCCATCCTTTTCGCCTCCGTTCTTGCCCATTTTCGGGGCCTCCCGAACATGGTGCAGATCATAGAAGTTCATGTAGAACGCCTCACGCCGCCGGACGATGGGCGCATCCTCCGGGTACGGTCTTGCCGTCTTGAGATACTTCTCCGCGCATTTCGGGCAAAGTGCCTGATTGATCGCAGGAACCAGAGTGACGTCCTGCTCTCCGGTCAGCGCGGATGCACAGAAGTCACAGATCGGAGCCATCATGCCGGAATAGCGGACGAGATCAAGCCACGTCAGCTTGATGTAGCCAACACCGGTCTCCGTGCGGTAAAATTCAGGTTTGCTCATTGCTTGCAGCCTCCATCTGTTCTGCGATCTTCGCCTTGACGTGATCGTAGATTTTGTTTGCTCCCTTGCGGCCCAGGGTGCCGTAGCCAGGAAGTGCGTTACACATTGCCAGAGTCAGCTCACGCACCCTGAACCATTTGTCGAGCTCGCTCTTCATCGGCTCGGCCACGAGCCCGGAAACCGAAACCACGCCTCCGATCATCTCTGCACCTCCGTTCTCACGGGCTCGAACTCGTCGAACTCCGGGTAATACCGGGCCGCCCGTTGGACGGCCAGATGTTCTGCCTCAGCTCCATTCGGAGCCTCGATGCCGCTCCAGCAATGGATGTCGGTGCCACCTTCATTCCGGCACTCGACGATCACTCTGTACTTAGGCATGGCCTCGCCTCCTTTCCTCGAAGTGTGTCTGCATCAGCTCAGAGGCCCGCGCCGGGTCTTCCAACACGCTGTCTCGGCAGGCCCTCGCGGTCGCCCGCAATGCGAAGAGCTTGCAATCGGTGGAGCATCCGGGTACACCGTGCGTCATTTTGTCGCAGAGTGCCCGCCGCTGCTCCAGCAGCTCAGTGAGCTTCTTGTTACGCTTTTTCATGATCTCCGCTCCAATGTCCATTCTTGCGATCTTCTCGCCGGTATTCGCTCTCTCTGATCTCTTCCAGCGTCATGAGCCCGTTCCGGCTCCAGACCTGGTAAATGCCGTTGACATAGCCCCAGTTGAGCTTGCCTTGCTC